GACCTTCACACCAAGGGATTCAAGGACTGCACGGAAGTTCCACAATGCCTTTGCTGTTAGCACATTGTTATACCAGAACCTTTGTCCTTCGTACTTCTCGTGATCCACGATATCGAAAGTCCACTTGACCATGGGGTCACCGGCTTTGGATTTCGTTGTCTCTACGCTAGAGACCTTTGCCTTGTAATTACCCTCTGCTATTCGGGCACGACGCTTGGCTCTGGATTCAACGCCCTTAAAATCAACCTTAACGACGTTCTTATCAGAGGTTCTTTTTGTTTTCTTAGCCATCACTTACCTTTCTCGGCTCGTTCTATTTTCCTCACCAACTTGGGGATGGTGACATTGTAGGCATGACGAGGAAGCCACGGTTTGCTTGCGCCTAGTGGTGTTACTCGTTCGCCAACCAATAGGTCAGGGTCTCTGAAAGTTACCCCATACCTTATTGTGTCGGATTCTTCATCTATCTCCTCTCCTTCCTCATCTTCCAAAAATGTTCTTGCCAGAATGCTGGGCTTTTCGGTCACAAAACTGCGGATCGAAGGCGAGAAATCTGGTACCTTATCAACACCAAGTTTCTCAGCTTGTTCCTCATTCAATGTGCGTTCCTGAGCGGTATAGATAAGGTGCATGTTTCTAGTCTGACACACTTCTTCCAATTCCTCCATGAACTCAGTAATGAGAGTACCCAGCCTACCCCACGTTCGTTGATCTGTGGTACCAGGTGACCGTGCTTCATCCCTAGCTTCCTCATCTTTGTTGATATACCTGAGGCCTACTCTGACAAGGGCAGACATGGTATCTACTACCACAGTTTGTCTGTCGTGATCCGCATACCTCAGGTAGTGGATGAAGTCATAGGTGTCTTTCCAACGTAGTGGACGATACGTCCCATCTTTATTACGTGGAAATACCTGAAGGTCCTTCTGTTTACGGACAGTCATTGTGCCCTTCTCTGCCTCAAGTAAAATAACTTTAGGGCCCGTACATGCAAGGGCTGTCTTACCTGACTTCACTCTACCCCATACCATCATATAGATAAGAGAGGGTGATGTGGTAACTGGTACTATTCTCGATTCAACCAGTTTGATTCTGCGTTCCCGTTTACTGTCTGCCAAGTTTCCTCCCTTCCAGGTAAGTACTCGGCTGATACTTTGTTCTCCTCATAAACTTTCCGTCTCCTCCCATGAGTTCTACCATACAAAGTTCGTGGTAATCACAATCCCAATCACAGGACATAATCATGGTACGAGTCCAAGGGTCCTCATCATTATCTTCCATGAAGTCATACCAAGCGGCCATCTCTTGCATGGTATAGTCAAGCTCCTCGACCAGACGATTCTCTATTTCCTTGGGCTTAACTATCTTGGTCCTCTTGAAATACTGATTGGAACCCTTGAGCGTACGGAGTTGTGTCTTCCATCTGTCTGGTATGTTTGGCCAGTCTTCCGAATAGTATTCTTTGAGGAAGGTAGCAAGGGTGTAGTAGTCAGTGTCCATACGCCGCTTACTGATTGACCCATCCTGATTGATTGTCGGTATCGTTGGTGGCTTCGTCTTGATGTAGTTGTACCCAAATGTATCTACCTCTAAGCCTGCGATACGCAAACCCCAAGGGTATAACCCAGATTGTAGATCCTGCATCCTGAACTCAGCGGATGGCACAGACTTCGTGGTCTTATGGTCCCACACTATTGTTTGCTTTAGTACCTTGTCATAAACTATGAGATCAGGCTTGAAAGAAAACTCATGGCCATTAGGGTGCTCGACTATGAAGGTCTCCTCAACATGGAGAATCTCCCAGTCCTTGTCATCGTCCTTCCAGTGATAGAGGTAGGCTTTAATCATCCGCTCTACTTCACTGGGTAGATCCCCGTAGAACTCTCGTTCCTCAAGTAGAAGGGTATTGAATTTCTTAGTCAAAGCCTTATGGGCTATTCGCCAATCCCTACCCATGTAATGGTACTGGAGACATTCGTGCATCCATGTACCTCTACGAAGTGGCAAGGATGGGAGTCTTGTTTCCAAACCTTCGACCATACTGTAATAGTACTGCCGCTTACATCGCCTAAACTTCTTAGCCGACGATGGAGATATTTTGATGAGGGTTTCTTCCATTGCTCGCTCTCTTTGCTAGCTGTTAGTCTAATATACCTCAGTGAGATACGTCAACTACCTTACAGTTCAATGGCCCCTTCAGACCAGAACTTTCCAACCTTGACATCAGCCTTAATCGGCACGGTCAATAGGCATTCAAACTCTTTTTCCAGGGGAAGGTTTTCCATCACCTCTACAATACGAGGAATGACATCATCCAGTGCTTCTTCCCGAATCTCAAAGAGGATAGAGTCATGAACCGTCCCAATTACTTTAGCCACAGATTCATCAAGCTCACCGTTCAGTTGGACCATGGACATCAACATCATATCCGATGCCATAGACTGGACTGGTGAATTGATAGCCTGACGTTCAGCCTCCCCTCGGATTCCTTGTTCCTTAGAGTTGATGTCCCACAGATGTCTCTTCCTACCTATGGGTGACATAACGTACTGCCTGCGTTGGGCGGCTCTCCTCTGTCTACCATGCCATGGGTACAAACCTCTAAAGTTCTGGAAGAATGAGTCCCGATAATTCTTTGCCTCTGCATCGGTAACATCTATACCGTAGTTGGTCTTGGAATACTCTACGAATTTCCGGTAACCCATTCCATATACGAACCCGAAGTTGACAGCCTTGGCCTTCTTTCTAATCTCCTGTGTAATTTCAGGTCGAGAGAGGCCAGTCGTTGCCATAGCTGTTTCGGTATGGATGTCCCGACCGAGGTGGTAGGCTCGTAGCATTGTTTTATCCTGGGAAACGTGAGCCACAATTCTGAGTTCGACTTGGGAATAATCCGCCTCAACAATTCGCCATCCCCTACGACCTCCAATGATGCCTCGTATAAAGGTGTCTCTAGGGACTTGTTGCAGGTTAGGGTTAGAGGATGAGAGTCTACCTGTAACTGTATGGAACGGCTTGAAGGTAGAGTGTAAACGACCTCTTCCGTCCATTCGCTGAGCCCAGTTCTCAAAGTAACGAGAACGGTATCCATTCCATTTTCTATATTCGAGGATGGCATCTATCACTCCACTTTCATCTAGATCATTGAGCCTGACTAGTACGTCCTCTGCTGTAGAGGGTTGGCCAGACGGTGTTGCTTTCAAAACAGGGAACTCCATCTTGCTATACAGAAGGCGTCCCAATTGCTGTGGACTGTTCGGATTGAATGGTCTCATTTCTGAAGGAACAAACTCTTGGATCAGTTCAACCTGTTCCTCAATGTTTTTCTCGGTCTTGGCTCGGCGTGCATTGAACTTCTCTCTGTGGATAGGTACGCCCCGTATTTCTACATCAGTTAAGGTATTCACAGCGGGCATCAGTAGCTTACGAAAGAGCCTGTTTGATAGAGGCTCAGCCTTCAGTTTCTTTTCAAGCTTGAGGCCTAATCTCAAGGTGTAATCTGCATCCTGCCCACCATACTCAACCAAATCATTCAATGGGGTAAGGTTAGTATGTTTCTTATTGAGGAGGTCTTTGTAAGCAGGGGCACCAAGATATACCTGCGATGCAAACCCAAGATCCTTACGGTTGTTTTCATCCAGTGCATAGATAGCACCCATGGTATCGAAGTATTGCCGCACGTTAATACCCATAGCATGGAACCATTCTTCATCGAACTTCCCATTGTGCATGTACCATTTACCAGACTCAATGTAAGGTTTGAGAAGGTCTATCACCTTCTGTGGGTTTTTCCATCGAGAACCTTCAGTCCACAGTGGTATGACATAGGCTCGACCAGGGGTAACCGATATGTTAATTGCGGATAGCTTGGCAGTTGAATCCCAAGGATAGAGACCACCGAACTCATGTTCCGACCAAGTCTCAAGGTCTATTGCTCCTCGCTTTGCCTTCTTGAGGTCTGCAATCAGGGCGCCAAGAGTTTCCTTGTTATTGACCGCTATACTACGGGTAGCTGGAATACCTTCTTCGTCATACACTAGCCTCTTGAATACTAGCAGGGCCCCCCTAAAGGCGTCTAGGTATCTTGGATTACGGAGGACGGCGGCTGGCTGTAGAGCAGCCACGAAGGTAGCACCTCCGTATTCATAGCTTGTACCGTTACGGCTCGTAATCCCTTTGAGGCCCAGTGTCGCCTTGAGACCGCTGTTTCCAAGAGCGAGTCCAAACTTTGGCCTGATTCGTTGAACCTCTCTCTGGAGATAGAGATCCGAACAGACTCGTATTTCCCTGTCCGTAGGTGAGCGGTAATCTTCAGGTCTACATTTAACCGCTCCGGATATGAAGAAGTTGGTTTTGTCAAGGCCTATCCTTTCTAGTTCTTCCCATAGGAAGCTTGATTCTACGATCGACGGGTCAGTAGCCACAACCATAAGACGTCCATGAGAGTCGTCTTTAGTAGGGATGGTTATGGGTGAACATATCTCATAAGCCTCCTCATGGAGAGGACACTCAGAACACTCGGGATCCTCTAACTTTGTTAGTGTGGATCTCAGCTTCCCAAAGGAGGTCTTTGCCTTCTTGTTTTCGGTACTCGTTCCCATAGTTCACCTCCCTTATTCCTGCATTGATAACTAATTGGGCACAGGAAATACAAGGTAAGTGAGTGGTATATAAGACCGAACCATTGGTAGATATTCCATGCTTGGCTGCGAACACAATGGCGTTTGCCTCAGCATGTACTGACCTATCACAAGCTGTAAGGTCATCGTGTGTGCAATGAAGTAACCCAGCAGGTGCCCCATTGTATCCTGTGGAAACGATTCTCTTGTCCTGTACCAGTACGGCACCTACATGCAGGCGTTTACAGGTAGAGTACATCGCCACCACTTTAGCTATATCTAAATAGGCAATGTCATCCATGCTCATTTTGTAACCTTTCAATTTCGGGCTCAAAGATATGGAGGGAAGATATGTGCATAACGAGTGGTCCCATATCCACGTTCATCATGTGTGCCAAGTGTTGTTGAAGGCGGGCGGTCATATACACATCGTCCCTGAAATAGCGGAACCAATCACATGACCTCATGTAGTACACAACCTTGAGTTTGCCATCCCTAAGAAGGAAGTGATATCCAAGAGTACATGGCACTCTCTCACCCAGTACATCAGCGGCATACAAATCCTCAGGAAACCACACTGGTAGATATGCTTGGCGTGTATGGGGTCTCATCATAAGGAGAGACTTGAGGTTATCTAGTGTGCCATAATCAAATCGAATACCTGCCCTGTGAGGAGGATAATATCTCTCCATATAGGTATGGCTAAATAGCCCTCCACCCTTGTGTTCCTCTACTCCCTGTTCATACCAAGGCCAGTTCTTGTACTGTTCACCAGGGTTCAAAGGGTTACCAGACATACGTTCTTGGAAGTGATCCTCTGCCCATGGGAGATTTGGCTTAATGGAAAATTGGAGTTGGTCTACAGTACTGGGTACTCTGTTCCATTTGAAAGAAACATCTTCCAACTCAAAGGTCTTAGTCATAGGTAAATCAGGATCACGGAATGACTGCCACTCACCTACATCTACAACCTCACCATGTTCTATGAAGTCAAGGCCTATATTCTCAAGTATTCTACCGAACCAGTCTTCCCTATAGTACATTCTTTACCCTTCCGTGTACTCCCAAGAAACTACCCCTTGGGTTATCAAACCACCACCCTTGTAAGTTGTGGCGCTTAATGAATCTGGTTGTATCACTATCCTCTATTGAGTCATGGAATGTATCGTGTACCAGTAACATAGAATGAGGTGGCGAGTGATTGAACCACAGACTCAACTCTTCCTTCCTACGTGAAGGTTCTGAATCCAGAATTACAAAGTCCGCTGTCACCATATCTAAGTAACCCGGTTGGCCTAACTCATAACTAAACTGTGGAGATGGAGGAACATTCTCCACCATATCTAACCATCTCTCCTGATGGTCAAAGGTTATTAGTCTCTGAGTATCTTTCATAACACTTAGGACCCTACGAGTTACATACCCCTGACCTAGTCCTGTCTCTATGATAGTGGCTGTATCATGGAGGGATTTTGTTACATACTTAGCCACATTACAGAACTCCAACTCAGGGCTCATGATATTCCAAGCATTGAATCCTGTCCACTTACCTGAGAACTCCACTTCATCTACCAATGGGGCCTCGTTAACCCAAGGATTCATAGTAACCTTCTACCTTCCCAAAGTTTAGCTCTCCCACTGGAGTAGAAGGAACGAAAATCCCCTGTTGATATTCCTCATAGCGTCTGCGGATTCGTTTGAATGGCCCGTACAGTTCTTCCTCTACTGTCTTACCATCTCGTTCAAACTCCAGAACTTTTTGCCACCATCGGTCAATGGATTTCCAAGTAGGAGTAACGGGCTCACACAAAGTCAGTTCTTCCATCAAATCTGGCTGAGTATAAAGGTAAGGGAGACATTTAAAACTATGGAGTTGCATTACGTCCAAGTGCCACTGGAGACGAATACGCTCGGGCGAACCTTCACTGATTTCCCTTGCGAGAACATGGACAAGAGCCATGTCCAAGCCAAGCATGTAGGCATTGTAACTAACCCTAGAGTGTATGGTGAGCGTAGGTATGACCTTGTCATTTCTATCTGATCCTCGGAAGGTGGCTGCCAACAAACAATTACCCCACTTATGCTTTCGGTCGGAGCGGGTAACGTGCTTGAAGTGGACGTTTGTGATAACTCCGTTCCTACCCTTATCTTCGAGGATGATTCGTGACCGCTTGATAAACTCGGCAGTTTCATATCCGTCGAGGTATTCCCTTGTAAGTCTCGTCCAGCGGGATGGGTTAAGCCATACTTCCTGGAGGTCAAATTCGTATGCCATTGAGTCAGCCTCCAAAATGACATTGTTAAGGTTTGTACCGATACCCAGTTCAAGGTCTACCTCCTCTTTATCTAAATGCCAGCGGGTAACATCATGCCACAGTTGAGTTTGATCTTTGGCTCGGAGTACTTTAAAGCTCATGGCTAGACCACTCATGGTCACCACCATGGTTAAGGTCTAGGGTGCAGTACTGATAAGGCCCATAGCCTCTGAAATTTCCACAAGCAAATGGCTTTCCAGTCTCTGGATACTTGATCCAGTCCCTGTCCTTTACCTCTCCCCATGCAGACTCAAGGCAACCCGATAATTGATAGCCATTAGTGTTGCAGTAACTGGCAAGGTAGATCATGATGTCACCAATTGCGTCTACTGCTGCTGCTCGGTGCTCCTGTGAGGTGCCTCTGATCTGTTGCTGTGCTTTAAGGTGTGCGTGTGCTAGCTCTCCGACTTCTTCAGTCAACCCTAATAGCGCATCGTGCGCCTGTTGATTGGGGAAATTATGACTCAACCACTCCAGATGCTCATTCTGAAATTCATGTAGGTCATGCATCATTGATGATCTCCTTACCTTTGTCTATGTAGTATTGGTCAGGCTGGTCTACTGGAAACAAACCTTTTGGCTGGAAAAGTGATTCAATCCTGTGGGCTACATACCTCACCCGAGATTCACCATAATCCCAGAATCCCATTTGATATCCGTCGTACTTCATGAGGAGAGAGACCATGTTGTAGGTCGCAGCTACCTTCTCCCTATGCTGATAGATGTGGTTACCTCTGGGATCAGTATTACTACCACGATATGGCTTATTGGTGGAAGTCATAATAGTAAGAGTATCAGGATGCTTTAACCTGTGGAGAGATTGGAGAGGGTTACGAAGGCGAGTGAATCCTCGTATCACAGGACCATATATAAGCTCGGATATTTCAGGTGTGCGATCCAGTATATAAATCTTCCCACTCCTATGGGACCGCTCTATATGTTGGGCATTCCATTCGTTCCAAGTTTCATCCCATTCCTTCATCCTACCTGATGGTGATTTGACGTACTGGCATAGGTCGGGACCCATCCACCCAGCCAAAGCATAGGCAAGGGTTGTCTTTCCACTGGAGTCGGGACCTTCTAGGATAATTGTTGCCACGTTCTGCTCACTTTCTGAGATTCGTAGTGTAATATACCACTGTTTCATCTGTCAACTACGAGGAGTTCCGGATCATCCATAACTAATTTCTCCAGATTCTTCTTCTGACGGAGAGCTTTGAATACCAAGCCATCTATCGTGTTGACCATATGCAGGTGGTAGAATGTTACTGGTGTTTTTTGTCCTGCTCTATCGAGTCGTCCCCTTGATTGGACATAGTGATCCCAGCTATAGTCGGTTGAGTAGTAGATGGCATGTGAACAGGCATGTTGTAATCCGTCGAGTGCTTCACCCGCAGCGATCTGGATGACAAGGATTCTGGTCGCATCTTGCTTCCTAAAACTATCAACCGCTTCTTTCCTCCCTTTAGCCGTGATGCCACCTCTAATTTGAACCAAGCCATAGCGGCTAAGTCCATCTCTGATTTGGTTAAGTTCCCATTTGAATCTGGCAAAAATAATCACCTTCTCTTGTGCTTCCATAAGGTCATCTACTAAACTGAATAATACGGCTAACTTATCTCTCTGGAAATCAACGACCTCACTCAACTCATCGTGGATGGATCCGCTTGTCATCTCTTGTAGTCGAAGGAGTTTGGTCAGTACAATTGGGGCGTCTATCAGGTGACGTTTCCATACTACCATCCCATCTTCTGCAAAGGAATCGTATGCTGACCGAGCCGACTTGTTCATAACCACAGGGATGATCTCGTCGGTTACAGGAGGGAGGTCAAGGCAATCTCTCTTCCGTGCCGTAGATATCCATGGACGATATCGTTCTTGAAGGTCTTCCACGTTTTGGTAACCTCGAAGTTCGTATCCTGTACGCCCACCCCATATACCGTAGCGGTAACGGAATCGGGTCCAAGACATAGCATCACCTTTGACTGGGTCACGCCATATCTTCGGATCAATAACCTTGAGTTGACTATAAAGGTCCAGATAGTTCTTACTGACAGGCGTCCCCGAAAGGAGGCAAACGTGCCTAGCTCGGGATCCCAAACGGTGAGTAGCTTTGGACCTCTTAGCTGTGGCGGACTTAACTTTCTGGCTTTCGTCGAGGATGAGTAGGTCGGCATCATATTCCTCCAGTGCTTGCATGATGGCCCAGTCTTTGTCTCTCTTGATTGCGGCTTCGTAATTGAGGATAATAAACCGAAGCGGAGAACTTCGATCTCCATACCACTCAATTTCTTCTCGGATTTGATCTGCCTTTTCTATTACTTTTCCCTGTGGTATCAGGGTACTTTGATGTACCCCAAGATGTTTTTCC